ACCATCTACACTCGATAATAAAACTCTAATGGGGTTAGTTAAGAGATGGGCATTCCTTGATAAAGGATTTAGAATCGATAAAAAGAATATTTCAGATGAAAAAACTCTATCTTGGGCTAAGAAAATAGATTCACAAGACCAAAAGAACATTGCTAAGAACAATATGATGAAATTTGAGAATATTTTCTTAGGTGTTGGTGCAGATGTGTTAGAATTTACATCATCAGTACTAACTGTAAACCCAGATGAAGCAGTTCGAGCAATAAAAAAGAGAATTGACCAAACAATTAAAGATGTTCAGAAATCAGGTGACCCTAAAAAGATTGAAAAATTAAAATTAGAGTTAAAACGATTACAATCTATTGGTGGTCCTTCTAAAATTGTACCAAATGAGGGAATTGTTTTCCAATATAAAGGAAACACTTTCAAATTGACTGGTGCATTTGCTTCCGTAAACCAATTACTCGGAATATTCTTCTAAATTTTCGGTTTCTTTATTTTTATATATTTATATATCAAGGTATAACCTAATATGTAACAATGAGTAAAGAATTCAAAAAGAAATACATGCACCCAACTCGTAGAAAGTTGATGGAGATGGTGCAAACTGGTGAGTATGATAAAAATACCACCATTGGGTACACCAAAGCAGAGGAAACACGAAATGTTGGTGATGTTTGGGAAGATGAACACCACAGATACGAGAAAAAAGAAGGATATATCCTAAAAACAGGTAAAAACTCGGATGCACTACAAGAAATCCGTGAATATATCCAAGAAAAATCCAATTGTAAGAATCCAGAATGTAAAACAATCAAAAAATCATCTAAAGATAGAAAATTGATTGAAAAAAATGGATATTGTCTGAATTGTACTGTTGATAATGAACATGTAATCAGAACTAAGGGATTTTGGAAAGAATATGAGAACTATAAAGTATGGACTAAGATGTTAATCTTTGGTACTGCTAAGATAGAGGAGTATAAACAATCACTTTCACAAGTAAAACCATTTTATGAGTATGTAAACGAAGATGGTTCAACTGAAAAATGGGAATTACCTACAACCGTAGAAGAAGCCAAGGCTGAAATCCAAGAATTGATTGATTATGGTACAAAGGAACTTGAAGAAGTTAAAGAAAAAAGACTTCAAGTATTGGAAATTTTACGAAAAAACAATTTAGAACATTATTTATAGTAATGGGAACAGCAAAGTACACAAACATGTTAATCATCATCTGTATGGTTTTTCTAGCATTTACAATTTTTAATGTTAGAGGATTAAAGACAGATATTGAGGGATTTAATCAAAAGATTGAGAACATCGGTAAAGAAATAGATTCTATACAAACCATGAATACTGAATTGGATGCAATGATTTCATCTTTACATTCAGAATTGGAATTGATTGATGGTGATATAGATAGAGTACAAAATAACATTTATTCAATAAGGAGAAATACAGATGAAAAAACTAATTCTGTTGATAAGCTTACTATTAGTGAGCTTCAAGAGTTTTTCACAAAACGATACGATAGTATCTTTGAAGCAACCTATCGCAAAACTGGTAATTAAAGATTTAATTAGTGGTGATGGTGCCAGGGAAGAGCTTAAAAAGACCATGGAACTTTTATTATTAGAACAAAAAAAAATTGTTTTAAAAGATTCTGTAATTACTAAATTAGATATTAAAGTATTAAACTTAGAAAGTATCATTTTAAAAAAAGATGAGCAATTTAATTTAGAAGCTACCAAATCTTTACAATTGGAAAAAGAACTCAAAGGTCAACGAAGAAAAACTTTCTTGTATAAAGTTGGAACTTATATTGGAGCAGGAGCATTACTCGTTTTATTAGGTGGTAAATAATGGCTAAACAATCATTAAAAGAAATAATCAAGTTAGAGTATCAGAAGTGTGCATCGGACCCGATATACTTCATGAAGAAGTATTGTATGATACAACACCCTGTTCGTGGTAAGATACCTTTTCACTTATTTCCATTCCAAGAATCTACTCTAACACAATTTCACGAAAGTAGATATAACATTATCTTAAAATCACGTCAAACTGGTATCTCAACCTTAACTGCAGGATTTTCATTATGGAAGATGTTATTCAATCAAGATTTTAATGTTCTTGTAATTGCAACCAAACAAGAGGTTGCTAAGAACCTTGTAACAAAGGTTCGAGTAATGAATCAGTATTTACCCTCTTGGTTAAAACAAGAAACAGTAGAAGATAACAAACTATCTTTAAGATACTCCAATGGTTCACAAATTAAAGCAACATCTGCTGCAGGTGATGCAGGTCGTTCCGAAGCACTATCCTTATTGGTATTTGATGAGGCTGCATTCATCGATAAGATTGAAGAAATTTGGGTATCCGCACAATCTACTTTATCAACGGGTGGTAATGCAATTATCTTATCAACTCCAAATGGGGTGGGTAACTTCTTTCACAAAACTTGGGTAGGTGCAGAAGAAGGAACAAACACATTTAATACAATTAGATTACATTGGTCAGTTCACCCTGAACGAGACCAAACATGGAGAGATGAACAAGAAGTTTTATTAGGACCAAAAGGTGCAGCACAAGAATGTGATTGTGATTTCGTAAGTTCGGGTGATACTGTTATCGACCCACAACTTCTAATGTTCTACAAAGAAACTTATTGTCAAGAACCAATTGAAAAGACTGGATTTGATGGAAACCTATGGAAATGGGAATATCCAAATTATCAGAAATCTTATATGGTCATTGCCGATGTTGCTCGTGGTGATTCTGCCGATTTCTCTGCATGTCATGTAATCGATATAGAATCCTCTACACAAGTTGCTGAGTATAAAGGTAAGTTAGATACCAAAGATTTTGGAAACTTCCTTGTATCTCTTTCTACTGATTATAATCAAGCATTATTGGTAATTGAAAACGCAAATATTGGTTGGGCAGTAATCCAACAAGTAATCGATAGAGGTTATCAAAACTTATTCTACATGAGTAAGGATTTAAAATATGTAGATGTGGAAAATCAACTACATAACAAATACAGAGCAGAAGAAAGAAATATGGTTGCGGGATTCTCAACTACTTCTAAGACAAGACCTTTAATCATTTCAAAGATGGAACAATACATCAGAGAAAAAGATGTAACCATTCGTTCTACGAGAACCATAGATGAGTTATTTACTTTTATATGGAATGGTAACCGTGCAGAAGCAATGAGAGGTTACAATGATGATTTAGTTATGTCCTTATCCATTGGATTATGGGTTCGTGATACTGCACTTAGATTAAGACAAGAAGGAATCGATTTAACTCGACAGGCAATTGGAGGTATCGGACAATCCACTTTAGATATGGGTGGAATGGGATTCGGTGGTAATACTGTTAATGATTCCAATCCTTGGGAAATGGATATGGGTAACGGTCATCGAGAGGATTTAACTTGGTTAATTAAATAATTATATATTTATATGGTAGATAGGAGAGAGAAATTATGATAAAATTATCTAATTTATTAGAAAATACTTCATATTGTGAAGAATACGATGTAGAATCTCATGATGATATCAGAGAGTTTGTAGAATTCATGAAAGAATATAAGTCTGATGTCAACGAAGCAGAATACCAAGGTAGAGAGGTAAAACTTGGTAAACCTATGCAAGGCGATGTTAAGAAATTTAAAGTATATGTCAAAAACCCCCAAGGAAACGTAGTAAAAGTAAACTTTGGACACAAAGGTAAGGGTGGTGAAAAAACAATGTCAATCAAAAAGAATAATCCTGAGAGGAGAAAGGCATTTAGAGCAAGACATAATTGTGATAACCCTGGTCCAAGACATAAGGCAAGATATTGGTCTTGTCGTAAATGGTAATTAAGGTTATAAATTAAAAAGAAAACAAAATGGCAGATACTTCATTTTTTGGGAGATTAACGAAACTCTTTCGTTCACAAGCAATCGTTACGGTTGATAAGGATGGGAAGCGTAAAGTTTTTGATTCTGATGAAAGACAACAAACAAACTTATCATCCCTAAGAGATAGATACACCAAAATTCAGAAATCTTTTTATGAACAAGCTGGTGGTGCCCAATCAATGGCATACCAACAAGTTCGTAGAGAAGTTTTCCGTGATTTTGATGCAATGGATAATGACCCTATCCTTTCTTCTGCATTAGATATCTATGCTGATGAATCTACTTTAAAAAATGAGTTCGGTGATACTTTAATGGTTCACTCGGATAATCAAAAAGTACAAGATGTACTTAACAACTTATTTTACGATGTCCTTAACATTGAATTCAATTTATGGCCATGGGTAAGAAATATGTGTAAATATGGAGATTTCTTTT